ATCACATTTGCACAAGACTTTATCTTTAGATCCAGCCCTGTCAAACGCCGCTTGGTCAACAATCATGTCCAAAACCCCTGAATTATAATTACTTTATTACAGTGTCTACCCAAATTATACAGAAAAGGCCTAAAATGCCCACCCCAAAACCAAGTTTTTTCCAGAGAATTTTCGGCGCTAAGCCAACAATAAACAACAATTCCAATAAACCACAGGGGACTATTGACACAAAAAACCTACAAGAAAACTATGGCGGTGGTGCCTATGCCGGTTCTTGGGGCGGATTTGCGGCATTTCCATATATGCAGGGGGATGCGATTTCAAGAATCAATTCCCAGTATGCAGGAATTAACATGTATGCTCCTCTTGATATTCCGCAATCTCGTCATCTTGGTATGGATTATCCATGGATTCGCTCATTAAATGACTGCAATGTATATAGGACACAATCAAGGTTCATGGCACGCACTAACTGCTATGCGATTTCAATCCTTAATGGTGTAAAAAGCTATGTGATAGGAAATGGGTTTAAAACCATGATCCAAAGCGAAAAAAACAAAACATTAGCAAAAAAAGTGCAACAAATTGTTGACGAATGGTGTTTGGAAGTAGACTGGTATACCATTCAAAACGAATTTTGGACCCGTAATGAGGTAGATGGCGAAGCATTCCTGCATGTGATGCCTCAGCGTGACGGCAAACTAAAGGTGCGTTTCATTGAGCCAACGCTAATCCAGCCTCCAGAAGGCGAATCTAATGATGAATGGTCTCTTGGGATAAAGGCACCTGTCGAAGATAGCCAAGCCGTAGAGGCCTATGGCGTGATGTCTTGGGATCAACAAAATGTTCCTTACATCAAAATATTGCCAGCCAAAGAAATAATCCATAGTAAAATAAATTGCACTATGCAAATGAAGAGAGGAATACCGTCAATATCATTCGACACACTCACGGCATTCGGAAACGCCCAAAAATTGAGCACAAATCTCCAAGTCACAGCAGCAGTGCAAGCTGGTGTAACTTATGTAAGGCAGTTTGAAAACAACACTCAGCCACAAGTCGACGAATTTATCAGTAGTCAGGTTACCCAAGGTAACATAGGTGCACCATTCTCTTTTCCTTTGGGCGCTCCTTCAGCGTTTCAAGGATATGAATTAATGGGTAGCGGCAGCATCCTCGATATACCAAAGACAATGAACTATGTTGAATCTCCTAGTGCAAAAAACACTGAACAATATATTAGCGTTTTAGAAATGACACTTAGACAAGCAGCTAAACATTGGCAATGTCCAGATTGGTTGGCAACATCTAGGAGTGATTCCACAAGTTACGCCAGTTCACTTACAGCAGAATCTCCATTCCTACGCACATGTTTGCGTTCACAACAAAACTACAAACGAATATTTACACAGGTAATAAACAAGGTGTTAAATAACGCAGCTGTAGCTGGTTTGATCCCTTTAGACTGGAAAAAAAGCATCACAGTCACGCTAGACGCACCTTCTTTGGAGACCCGAGAAATCCTCAAACAGAGTCAGGCAGATGCGCTTCTGCATTCGATGGGCTGTAAGTCACTGCATGAGATAGCTGCTTCCGCAGGCGGTGACTTTGAGAAGACCCAAGCGCTGATGAGGAAGGAACAGGAAATGAAAGTTGTTGTTCCTGCTAATGCCAAACCGCCCATCAGTGCAGCCGGAAACGGCCATGATCAAGGCGAGTCGCCTTTACCTCGGGCCACTTGATTATATAATTAACTTATAGATTATGAAAAAGAAAAAACACATACATCTCAAAGAACAAAAACAAGTGTCCATGGATTTAGTCGTGGACCGGGCCAACGGTATTATTAAGAATGCCAAAATATGCGGCTTTGAATCCAAGAATAATCGTGTTTATACAGAACAAGCTCTTAAGCAAGGCGTTCATCTTTACGATGGCGCTGTTGTTAACATTGACCACTTGACTGAGACTGATGTTCATCGCAAACTAACTGACCGTCTAGGACGCATTACAAATCCTAGGTTTGTTGCTAATGATGGTATTAGGGGCGACTTTGAAATCCTTGTCAGTCATCCGTTGGCTGAAATGATTTTTGAAGCTGCTGAGCGAGGAATACCACTTGGTTTTTCGCACACCGCCGAAGGCGAAGTCGAGGACAAAGACGGTGTCGAATATGTAGTAAGATTAGAGAGTATTACTAGCGTAGATGTAGTAGCAAATCCTGCCACTAACTCTACCTTTGCTGAATCAATCGGGAACAAATCAAAGAAAAAGAAAGGCAATAAAATGCAAATTTCAGAAGAGCAAAAGAAACTACTTGAAAAAGAAGACATGAAAAAAGCGGCTATTGCCGATGACATGACCGAAAACGAAGATGACATGGAAGAGGACGAAGACCTCGAAGAAAATGAAGATGAAATGGAAGAATCAGATGAGAAAGAAGAATCTGATGACGAAATCGAAGAAGACGAAGACGAAGTCGAAGAGGACGAGGATGAACTCGAAGAAGCCGACGCAGATGTAAGTGGCGTCGATGACCAAAAGTCTGTTGGTAAAGTCTCCCCCAAATTGCAAGGCAAAGATTCTTATATGCCAAAAGACTATGTTAAAGAATCACACAAAAAAGTAAAGGCAAAAGAACTAGCTAATCTCATTGAAGGGGCTGGCTTATCTGTTGGATCCCCCGTCAAAAAAGTTCTTGCCAAATTAACTAAGAGTGATGCGGTGTTAGTAATCCGTGCACTTGCAGAAGCTGGAATTCAAAAAACAGCAGCTGTGAACCTAAAGGAATCTTCCGACGGTAGGAAGCTTCCCAAAAATATATTCGCATGGCTTAAGGACTAACTAACCAAAAAGGATACAAAAAATGTCAACTATTAACGCCAACTACAGATTTGCTCTCCCTTCAGATACCACCATTGTGCAGATTCCTGCAAAACCCGGTGTCGCTATCTCCTCTGGTGATGCTGTGTTTTACGACAGCGTCAATAACTGGGTTGTTCCTCAGGACTCCGTTGTGGCCGGCATCAACGATACCCTCGCTAACAGCGGCGTATCATTCGCTGGTATTGCTCTCGCTGCAGTAGTGGCGCAGGACACCTCTGGCGGTTTCCCTGCATATCCAAACATCCAAGCGATTAGCGTTGCATCTGACGCAATCTACCTTGCCAACATCAATTCCACAAATCTTGTTTCCATCGGCTCTACCGTGGCGTTCACTGTAGGTGCTATTCAGACTGTTCAACTCAACAATGTAGTCAACGAAATCTCTGGCTACGCTGTTTCGGATTACAACGGTCAGACAGTCAACCAGATCCGAGTAAGGACTGTTGGCAAATTTTCACCTTACAAATACGCTAAGTACGCCTAATAACAAAAAGAAAAGGAACAAAAAACATGTCAAGAATTAACAAGTTTAAAATTCGTGAACTTTGGGAATCCAAAAGAAACAAGCTGGAAGCAGTCAATACTATCCTTGAGGGTCTAGGCCTACAGGACAGCGAAGGCAATAGCTATCGTGACGCTAAAGGTAATCGTGTTTTGAAAAAAGATGCTCCTCTTAAAGCTGACGATTTCTCCCTAAGGGAAATGGCTGAGGGTATTTTCGGTCAACGCTTCTCCAGCTTTGTGGATCCACAATCTACGGGTGTTAATAATCGTGCACTTCTTGAAGCTGCCGATAAGCAAGCACGAGGCGGAAGCTACAAAGTAAGCCTCTTGGAAGATGGCGGAATGGGATACTCAGTAGATCCATCATCTATGCAACAGATCTCGGGTTACTCTATATTGTCAGGAGGGCTCATCGAAGCCAAGATTCTTGAACAATTCCAACATCCTCGCTTTATCGCTGATGCATTGATGGAAACTGTTCCTACCAAATTGAATGGTCAGAAAATCATTCAGGTTCAAAACCTTAATCCAAACAATGTTGCTAAAAGAGCGCCCGGCGAAAGCCACCCCCGTGTCATGATGGGCGGACAATATGTCGCTACTCCAGAGACATATGAACTCGCATTAGCGATAGATGTTTCTCGTGAAGCTGTATTTTTCGACTTGACTAATCAGGTATTAACTCAAGCTGCTACTATCGGTCAGCAAATCGCCTACCAAAAAGAGCTTGATTGTTTGAATGTCGTTATTGGTGCAAATAACAGCTTCAACTGGAACGGCACCTTCTACAACACCTACAGCAATCAAATTGCTACCCTTGGTTACAACTCTGTTCTTACCAGCAACCCACTAATCGACTGGCAATCTCTCCAAGCAGCTTGGTTGCAATTATCACGCAACTTGGATCCTGCTAATCTTCAGCGTCGCATCTTGTCAGAACCTGATGTTCTCTTGTGCCCACCATCACTTTTAGCTACTGCTTCTCTTATCCTCAATGCAACTCTTACTGAAAGAGTTACTGGCGTTGGATCACCCGCTGAGAACAGGGCTTTCACTGATGGAACTCCTTTCTATCAACAATACAAAATTCTTTCTTCACCATTGCTTGAACAACAGCTTCTTGCTGCCGGCTTGAACCAAACTCAAGCTGATGCATCTTGGTTCCTCATCGATTCCAAGGCTGCTTTCAAAATCATGGAAAACATTCCACTCCAAGTTCAACAGGCTGCTACCAGCAGCTATGGTATGTTGGACAGGGGCACCATTGCTTCTTACTTCGCCAGCATGCGCTTTACTCCTAGCGTGTGGAGCCCTTGGAAGACTCTTAGCTGCCCCGGTTAATAGTCGGAATATAAATAGCAATTACATTACTGAAATCAGCCTCTTTTGTGAAGAGGCTGATTTTTTTATAATTATTTAAGAGACTAACTAATATAAGGTAGAGACTGCTGGGCAGCAAATCTCTCCTTCTCCTCCTCCTTGTTGTTTGCCCAGCAGTCTTTATTTATATACATCGAGGAAATATGTCAAAGCAAAAAAACAAACCTGAAATCGATACTACCCCAAACTGTACTGCGGTGCAGTTTCCCGGTCTGCCTAAAAAAGTAATCGCAACAACCATTAAAGAGATGGCGATTCAGCAATACAGGAAAGATTACAAACTAAGCCATCTTCGTCCTGATAATCAATTTAAAACTGAACTGGTATTTGAACTACCAAGAGAGAAACGCTAATGGCAGTGCCTAATATCCCTGCCAACAACATTAGTTTGGCGATTACTGCTTTGTCTGATCAAATTGCGGCCATTGCTTTGGAACGCAAACCAACATATCAAATCGATGGACAATCCGTGGAGTGGACGGAGTACATTAAGATGTTGACAGAGCAGATGGAAAAGTTAATTACCATTCGTCAACAACTTAATATTCCATATCAAAGAATCTCACGCATAGCAAGTATATAAAGGAAAAACTATTATGATGAATTTATTTACAGCACCGATTAACGCTACGGCAGCAGGCGACAATATTATTATTCCTGCCCAATCGGGAAAAGTCATTACCGTTGTTCAGTATACGATTTCCCCAAGTGCAGCACTTACAGCACAATGGTTCTCGGGCGCTGTGCCCCTTTCTGGTCCTCTATATTTGGCTTCAGGCGTTGTCTGCGATGCAACAGGAACTAGTAGCTACCAATCACTCAATGGCGTCTTCCAGACGCTCCCCGGCGAAGCATTGATACTTAATTTATCTGCACCCACCGTCGGGGGCCATTTAGTTTACCGAATTTCTTTGGCATAAACATTAAAAACATACTAGAATATAGTAGGTTTAATTGCCCCAATAGATTGCTTCAAGAACCCGCCTGAGATGTTATCGGGCGGGTTTTTGAGTATAAGGAAACCCCATGATCAACGCATTTATCATAAATAGAAATTTAGTCACTACCCTTAAAAAAACTGTTGATTTTCTTAAACAAGAACCAAGAATTCAAATCCACATTATTGATAACGATTCTACTTATGAGCCCTGCCTCAAATATTATGATGAGTGCGGGGTTTTTGTGCATTACATGAACAGTAATGAAGGTCATATGGTTGGTTGGAGTCACCGTTTGGCATACTTGCATAATGATGAACCTTTTATTATTACGGATTCAGATTGTACTTACGATTACATACCAAGTAACTGGCTAGATGTGATGTTGGAAAAGTTGAGGACAACAGACGCCCATAAATGTGCGTTTTCCATCCGCATCGACGATGTTCCAAACACAAAGATAGGTGAAATCGCTAAAGCGTGGGAAAAACAGTTCTGGGATCACGCAAAACTGAACACAGACTACTATCGCTGCGCAACTGACACGACTTTTGCTTTATACAGGCCTAGAAGTGGCTTTAGCTATGACAGCGCCCGACTATTACCGCCTTATACAATAAAACATGTGCCATTTTATCTGCCAGACAATAATT